ACTACCGATAGCCCCGGCGTGCGCGAGATGAACGCAGGTTCCTTTCCCCCCTCAGGCACCGCTTCGGGGAAAAGGTTAATCATGACGTTATCGGCGGCGTTGACTGAACGCGCTACATACGACCCGCCGAGGATGGGCGATTTGATAGCCAACCCCTATTAATAGTTTGAAGTAAAAATGTTGAACCTTTGACGCGTCGCAACAATGCTGTACGGCAACGCCATCACATCGTCAGGATTGTTGATGCGCTTGATGTTGCGCTTGGACGACATGGCGATACGCTGCACGGTAGGCGGCGGCTCGACTCCAAACTCCGGTGCAATCTCACAGGCAAGGTTGTACCGGAATGCCCGCAGATAGCCCGGAGGAATGACAAGTACCGTGGTCAGTCCAGCAGGCTGCGTGAGTTCAGTCACGCTGATAAAGTGCATTGCAATTGCAGTAGTCGGAACAGGACAGATGTAGCAGGTAATGTCCGGCATCGTCATGTTCACCCACATAACCTGCGGGTACGTGCTTGTCTGAGTTTTCAGAGCAATCGCGTTGTACTGGTTTTCGTTGACAAGCGTAATGCCATAGGACAGGTTATTGACGACAAAATACGTGGAGTCCAATACTTGAATTGGACGATTCCCAACGAAGTTACCCGTAGGCCCAAGCGTGCGGGAGATGACGTTTGCGTTCCATGTGAACACTTGATCTTGCGTTGAATACACCGATAGCCGCTCAGTGTTCCAACTGTCGATCATCTGGTTCATTGCCATCAGCGCGTCGTTGGACGTTTCGGCAGACGGTTCTTCGCCCTCGGCCAACATGCCGATAAGCCGCAAAGCTCCGTTGATCTGCTCGCCAGCGGTCGTTGTCATATCACCGTCTCGACAGGTACTTTACGGGGGCGCCCCACAGGGCGTGCCAATGCGTTCTTCGTCGGTTCTGACACAGCCGGTTCTGAAACTGGTGTGTCCGAAACAGGCTCATTGCGAGTCAGCAGTACGCCAACGTCATAGCGAACCCATCCGAGTTTTTCATCGTACTCAGCTTCCACTTCCGAGATTGCTACCTTCGTCCCGTGCGTCGGGTGCCGCAGGTGAATCACCATGTTCCGGTTCCTTTTGCGCAAGCCTGTCCAAAAGCATCAATTGCCTGACGTGGTACGAGAAATAGGCACAGACGACGTACCGAATGCCGTCGAGCTATCTTCGATCACCGCATTTTTCAGGTAGGGGTCTTGATACGCAACACCCACCGAAACAGAATTTGTCATGATATGTCCTTATTAAAAGGCCGGATTTCTCCGGCCTCGGGTCTATTAGCCGATGCGATACAGGGACCACGTTCCCGTACCAGTTTTGCGAGCGCGATAAAGCGCAGCGGTGCCAGCCGTGGCAGCAACAGTTGCCAAGCCAACCACCGTCCAGCCGGTCACGCCACCGCCGGTCATGGTGATAACCCCGCTGCCCGATCCGTCCACGTTCACCACCGACAGGTCAAAACACGTACCCGTCTTAGGCGATGCGGTCAGGACCAATTCCAGCGATGCCACAGTCGGCAACGTGTAAGCCGCCGCGCTGCTGCCCGGACTTCCAAGCAGAATGCCAGCGGTGATTTGATCGACCGTCAGCGTTGCAGTAGCAGTCGCCGTTTGCGGTGCAGGGCAAACTCCAGTGCTGATTTCATTGAGGTTGCCATCACCAATTTGATACCCAGTTCCGAAAGCCATGATTATTTCTCCTGTTGACCGTGTGGATTAATCGCCCCAAACGCGGCAAGCCATCTGCGGGCGAATGACGTTTGAGCCAAACAGTACATCGGCTCTCATCGGCAGACGGTCGTTGTTGATGTCGTACTGCTGAACGATGCGAAGGCTCACGCCGTTGTGAACGACGCGGCTAGAGAATTGCAGGTTCTTCGGCAGCACCAGATCGGCGGTCGCCATCGTGATCGCATCACGCTGATACACCAGATTCTGCGAGTACGACGTATTGGCAGAGCCAAGCATCGTTATCGCAGCACCGGCTTGCGGGAAAGAATCCACGGTCGCCAGAGCATTTGTCGCTGTGTAGATAGGCGGCTGAACGCTAAGGGTTGCAGTGGACGATCCCGAAGTATCGGCAGTCACGACAAACTGCTGAAGGCTCCCAGTGGAAGCGCGGGTCTGCGGGTTCACCGCATACACGCTGGCGATGGTGAAAACGTCGCCTTCTTTCCATGTCTTGCTGGAACCCGTAAAACTGATCCCGAGCGAGGTGGCGCCTTCCGTTGCGATGGTGCTGGTGACAGTGATGGTCGTACCCCAGTCGCCGGTCGTGTGACGCGGCAAGTTTTGGGACATGGCAATTTCGTCGTATCCAAGCACATCGGTTCCCATCATGCCCGACTTGAACTGTCGGCTAATGGTGCCTTGCGCGTTGAACAGACCTTTCATGCCTTCGACCAGCGCGGCATTTGCAGACGGAGTGCACGCCATGTAGCGCATTTCCTGCGGGCAAGCCATCTCGTTGAGTTTCTGCTGTGCAGCAAGCAGAACCGCCGAGGTTCCGGGCGCGGTTCCGGGAGTGCCAACCGAGGCGTAAATCTTCTTGTAGGACGCCGCAGCAATCGCCGCATCCACCGTGGTCGCCAACTGGCTGATACGCGGTTTCAGGAACAGGTCCGAGAAATTATCGATCTTCATCGTCCGATCAGCGGTCGTAAAGTTCAGACCGATATGCTTCTGAGTCGAAACGGTGAGGGTCGTGTATTCCTGATCCACATCCTGCGCTTGCAGAGCAGCGCCATCGGTGACGAGCATGCGATCCGGCAGGCGGATGCGCAGCGTGTTACCGATCTTCGCGCCATTTACGGCGAAAGACGAGTCGTATTGCTTGTTGATGGTTCGGGTGACGACGGACGTATTTTCAAGAATACGTTGCGCCTCCGAAGTGATAATGTCGTCGGTGAGAAATTCATTAGCCATGATTAGTTCCTAATTGAAGTTAGCGGAGTCGTTTCTCCAGCTTCCGACGTTCTTCCGCATTCCTTGCTTCAATCCAACTGCTTGCATTACCAAGTCGTTGAATTGATTTTGCATCCGAGGTATCAACTACAGTAACGGATGCGCGAGGCACTACGGGTTCTATCGGCGCTGGTGCGCGAGAAACTTTGTTTGTCGGCGGCTCGGCGGCGACTTTTGCCTCAAGCTTGCCAATTTCTCGGGCTTGTGCGAGCGGGTGCAACTGAGATATGCGATGAGCCTCTTTCGGGTTTGTACCGAGGTAATAGGCAATGTCCGGTCCAATGTCGGACATATGAATTGTTTGCGCCATGAATTCTGTAATTGGAAGTTTTGGATTCTTTGCGACCTGTTGAAAGTCGTCATACTTTTCCAACGCTTCTTCTTCACGTTCAAAATAGCTCGCAAGCACTTCATTATGCTGACGTTGAGCCTGTTGTTCCGCAAGCAATTCCTGCGCACGCTGCGTAGCCAGTGCATCGACATACGCGTTATCGTCCGCAAACTGCTCACGTACAACGGGCTGCGTCGGCACGGATGCCGGTGCCTCGGTCGCTTTTAGGCGTTGCTCACGTTCCCATTTGCGACGTTCACGATCAAGCCTTTTTTGCACGATGGCATCAACATCGTCCTGCTTGAATACCTTCTCAGCAGGCTTTGCATCGCCTTCGTTTGCTTCCGGCGCTTGTTCAACGGGATCAGGCGCAGCCGTTGCTGCCTGATCCGGCGCGGGTTGCTCCGCTACGGGATTAGCCGTTGAATCTACTACGGGTGCTGCGTTTTCTTCGCTCATTGCATCCTCACGGATAGACCTAGCTTCGCGCTAGTGCGTCATGCCTTATTTTGATTTGCTGCAATCCATGTTAAAAATGCCGCTTTTACAGACGGCGTGTGTTTTTGCGCGCATTCGTCGGCAACAACTTTCCATTCGTTTGCCGTGACTGCGGGAAATTTCAGGTCGTTGACCAGACTGTTATTAAGCGCGATCAGTTGCTTTGCTGGATCATCGGACGGGCATATGGCCACACTGTGCAAGCGTTTTTGACCGTCGTCTTGAATTAACTCAAAGTACGCATCAATCTGACCTTGCGACGATGTTTTTGTGCAAAGATATTTGGTTTGCATGTTAGTTCACCGTGTAGGCAAGAGAAAACCGTGAAATGGTTGCCGTGCCGGAATTTGTCCAAGCACCCGCAGATACTGTGATGTAGAAATCCAGAACGCCGCTGCTGTACAAAAACAACTGTCCTACTACGTTTCCTGCACTGTTGTCATTAACGACAGGCAAAAATTGTTTTGTACTAGTTGGACGAATTTCAGCAGGCATTCCAGTAATGGTTTTAGTTGTTGCATTACTGGTTCCGGTAAATGTATTGCCCGAAGAATCAAGTGTTACCGAATCGCCTACCTTGACGTAGTAGATTGTCCCTGTTGGTGCAGTCGTGCAGCCAGTAAGCGTGCCGGTAAAACTGCTACTAATATAGGAGGACAACGCGCTGCCACCGTTGAGCGTAATTTGCGTGCCAACGATTGGCGACGATCCATACGCCAAAATATTGGCAGGCGTCAGGCTGTAGTTCGACCCGCTGCGAGCAATCGGAATCAGGTCCGTCGCTTGTGCGGGTGCGCCTGCGGTCAGATTGGAAATCTTGGTGTCGCTCATGCCCATACCCTCAGTTGATTTGCAGGCACAATTTCGTACTGCTTGAGCGCGTCAGGCAGCGTCTCGATCATCAGGTTGCAATGCCAACCAGCAAGCGGTGCGGTCTGAGGTACTTTTACGCCGTCGATGGTAACTGTTTTGCCGGTCGGGGCGAGCAGCGTGCCGATGGGGTCAAGCGCGTGCGTGTGGCTTGCGGTAATCCATTGACCGTCGATGCGAAACTGCGGCATCGCCTTGATCGCGGCGGCTTCGTCTAGGAATTTCAGGCAGTGGTTCATGCTGAGATCGCCGCCAAAGTTGCATCGGGCAGTCGTGTCGGATAATACGAAGCAGACTGAACCCACATCCCGCCTGTTACCGCCGTGCTGGACGACCCAAATCGTAGCGTTGTCAGTCCAGTAGGCACTGTCACCGCCCCGCTCGCTGCTCCCGCCACCCCTGCGGCATACACCCTTGAACTTGCAGCCACGCCCAATGCAACGCCAAACGAAGCCGTAGTTGTCGCTGCGGGGCTTTGGTCATACTGGCTTGCCGATGTGGCGGTAATGAACCCACGTCCTGCACTGGATGTAGCCAGAATAGAAATTTGATTGTTTTCTGTCGCGTCGTCTAATTGAATGAAACGGGTAGCTGCGGCTCCCGTTCCCGCCCAGATTCCGCGTGCAACAAACGTTCCCTGCGCCGTGTTGTACCAACCCAAATCCGTGGTTGTACATACAGGTGCGGCGCGGGTGGCGGTTGCGCCTGCGGTGACGATGTAGGGCGTGACGAATGCGCCTTTCTCAAACTGCGCGCCCCACAGATACGCGCCGGAAGTGCCTTTCCCTGTATAAGATGCCGAACCACCTGAACCTAGTTGATTCCGCAAAACTCCGGTTCCGGTCCCTGTGCATGTCGCCGTCAATACACAGCGATACCAGCCGTTAGGCAAAGCCTGAATGCTCGGGTTCGTTGAACCGGAATTTGTGACTGATCCGCTACCCGACAGCGTAAATATCGCCGCCTCGCCTGCAAATACGCCTGCGTCCGAACCAAACTGCGGAATGAACTGCGTGCGCTCACCCGCTTTGGCGTAGAAGCTCCACGTATAAGCCGTGCCTGCCGTTACCGCTATGTCCTGACGAACAAAGTGCGTGTTGGTCGATGAGTCCTCAACCAATTTCTGTCCCGCTGCCGTGCCATCGGGCGCAGTGGTAGTCGTCCCCGGCGCAGTGGATCGAACTTTCGTCCATGCTGCATTTGATATGTCAGGGCTTTGCAGGAATGAGTTCGTCCGAGCCTCCCACAGCGACAGGCCAAGCGCAGCCAAAGTCGTCGGGTTGTAGTCGAATACCGGCGTATTGGTCGTGTAGCTGACAAGCGTTCCAGCAGAGTTGAATCCCGTCTGCGCTGATGCTCGGGTAAATGTCAGCGCCGGTCCCAATCCAGACAGCGATCCGTTGACTGCAAACGGATAGCTCAGCGATGCACCGGGATAGCGGTACAGCGACCGGCTAAACCAGTGCATCACCTTCGCAGGATTGAGAACAATCATTTTTAGTTAAACGCCTTCGTGTAGATCGTGCCACCCGCAGAAATCTGTATAGCCGACACGCGCCACGATGCGCCCGTGCCATTGGGTACAGGAAGCCAAAACGGGGTGTATGCAGGAATCGGTGTGTCCGCAGTTGTTGCAGTCACCGCTTCGCCAACCTTCACATAGCAGTCAGTCGTAGACCAAACCATGACGCTCGTTGGTCCTACTTGGTACGTGCTGGTCGAGCCTGCGGTGCCGGTGTATGCCACGCTGTACCCCGTCGTGGTGATCGGTTCGCGGACTACGGAAAGGCGGTCAGATGGCATGTTCTACCTCACGCAAGAAACTTGAGTTTGTAAAGAGTGCTTAGATAAATCTCAACAATGCCGTCAATAAGATTCTGCAACGGCGTGTCGGTTTTCTCGAAAATGTCGTAACGCACCTTCTCGATTTCTTCCACTTGGTCTTGCAGAAATTCGATGACATTGGTGGTCTTTCGCGCTTCGTGCAACGTGATCGGTCCCATGAGTCCGTGCCTGCCTTGATATGCCTCGGCAAATTTGTCGGCCAATTCTACGATTTCATCGTAAAAAGATTGCAAGGCAGAATGCTTGGCGTAGCTGCGGGTGTTTAGATGCACTGAATGGGCCACATCACGGCCCAAAAACAGCGTACCTACAAAGTCTGCGGCGTTCATACCATTGGCTCCTGGGGCGGCATATTCATCATTTCTGGCGGCATTTCAGCCGATTCAGGTGGAATCATACCCATTTCAGGCGGCATTTGCTGCATTTCTTGCGGCATTCCGCCCATTTCTTGTGGCATGCCCATGTCGCCCATCAGCTGTTGGCCTTGCTGCTCCATCACCAAGTCGCCGGTAGTCATCACATCCCGCAGCGTTTGCATGACGACTTCTTGCACCTGTTCGGGGTTCATAGCGCCAGATATAGCGGTTAGACGCTGGGTTTCGGCTTGATACGCCTTGATTTCTGCCTCGAATGCCTTGCGATCCAAGTCTTGTACCTCGACCGACTTGCCGACGTTTTGCAGCATCTGGTGCAGCTGCTCCAGCTCCTGCGCCATTGCTTCCATCTGTTGTTTGGCCTGTTGCATCTCGGGCGATTCGTCTGACTCGGCCATAATCTTCGGATCAATGATCTTGGCAAACCGTTCGGCCATCTCTTGAGCGCCTGGCCAATCCATATTCTTGATGAACAGGTCGCCGGCGACTTGCCAGAGCTGCGGGTTGGACTGCAGGATCATGCCCATCGCGTCCAGTGCTTCCTGACGCTTGGTCATGTAGGACGGGCCGGTGGTGACCACCACGTCGTACTTACCGACGCCGGGGTTGTAGATCTTATCGATGACGAGGTTGTTCTCGTCCCTAATTTCTTTGACTGGCTCTGCTTGAGTCGGGTCGATCTTGACCATGTCGGTGTCGCCGTCCAGACCAATGATGCGAGCCACACGCTGGGTGTCGTAAATCTTCGGAATTAGGCCAACCAGCTGACGAGTGACATGCCGGATAGCCCGCGCCAGATTATCGACGTAATGATAAGTGCCAGTGTCAGACTGACGCTCGCGCGCCATAATCGCCTTGCCCGAACGCTCATTAGAGGTCGCTCCAAGACTGGTATCGTACTGTCCAGTGGTCGACTTGACGTCGTCTGAGGCGCCCATTTTGGCCTGAATCAGGCCAGTTTGTGGCAGCGGAGGCGGCGCGCGCTGTGGTAGTGGCAGCACTGCACCATTTCCGTCCGTTACGTCGGGATTTACCTCCAAATACGGCCAATTTTGCGTGTTGGCCGTCTTCCACTGCATTTCGTAGCCTTCAAACTGGCCGCCGTAGCCAATAAATGGCGCTTTTGGTGCCAAAGCAAGCATTTCTGCCTCTTGTGACGTCCAATAGTTGTACATCCGCTGCGCATCCTTGGCATTTCTGACCAATCCAGACACGTACAGCTTGCCATCGACCTCAAATTCGTTGCCAACCACGCGCACAACCGGTATGTAGTCGCCTGCCCAGTCGCTTTTTTCCAAAAACTCGTAGCCGTTGGTCTTGCACCACTTGACCCGCTTGGCGTCCACTTGACGAGTACGCACGGGTTTGACGCCCATCATCTTCAACTGCTTGGCTTCGGGCGAACCCTCGAAAGCCGTGATGTTGCCAGGGTACAGGTGCAGCGTCGCTTTTTCGTATTCGATGTAGTAATACTCGGCAATACGCACCGTGTCTTCATTGATCCAGATGCTGATCGACTGGTCGCCAATACCCAGC